GGCTTCCCCAACCAATAGCGCATCGGCGGCCGCCTTGAGGGCTACCGTATCAATGCCGGCATCCTCGGCGAGTGATCGCTCCTTGAGCTCAAGAGCTAGGAGGAGCGTAGACCGAGGCACGGATGACCCCGTAGGGGCATCTCCCTCGGCGGGTGCCGTATCGCCATCGGCGGGAACCTCTGGATCAACGGGGGCATCTTCCGACTCCGAGTCGGCGTCCTCTTCGATCAATGCCTTCACGGCGGCGATCACAAGGTTGAGTTGTGCCTCGTCGGCCGTCCCCGCCGCCAATGCCTCAACGGCGGATTGTAGGGCAACAGGATCAAGTCCCGCATCCTCGGCGAGTGATCGCTCGGTCTTGGTGGTGTCCTCTTTCACGATTGGCTCCTCTTCTTTCTTTGGGTTGTCCTTCTTCGGCTCATCGCCGGGGAAGGTTGTCGGTACCCCCTCAACATCACGGGAAGAGGCGGAGATAGCGGCGGCAAGGATAGCCGCGTGGTCTTTGGTTGCCTCGCCCGCAAGGAGTGCGGCAACCGCGTCTCGGAGTTTGGTCAAGTCCACGCCCGCCTTGGCGGCGAGTCCGCGAACAGAGACGAGGGAGACGGTGCCAGGGTAGTAGGGAGCCAGACCGGTAAGGGCGGAGACCTCTACCAACTTCACATCCTTGAGTTCGCGGACGCCCTCCTCGTTGATCTGGTTGCCGCTCGTTGAGAAGAAGCCGAAGCTCATCCCGAGAGATGAGCCCATTGACTTCACGATGGCGGCAAGGTCGCGATGGAAGGAGATCTCGGGGTTGAGGCGGATGCTTGCCTTGAGACCCTTGGCGTCCTTCTGGAGGGAGAGGGTGCCGCTCTTCGTGGTGCCGAGGAGAAGCTTGGGGTCGTGATCCTGGTAGGCACGGACATCCCACTCGCCGCGATCTACGGCCGCGAGGGAGCGGTTGAACGCTGTGTCCTTGACCACCTCCGGGATGGTGCCTTCGGCGGATGGGGAGTCGAAGAGCGCGGCGTAGCCCTCGAACGACATACCGGTCGAATCAACGGCGCGGAGCTCTACCTTGGCGGTTCGGAACTCTAGACCCATGTCCACCTCTACGCTATGAGCCGCTCGTTCCGAGTCGGCCTCCTGGATGATACGCATAGCCCACGCCTCACCGGCATCTCCTCCCCATAGACCCCACGCGATGCGACCCGCCGACGGGAACCCATCCTCTCCCCGGTTGAAGCCTTCCGCCTCTTTGTCCACCGTGTGGCGGGCGAAGTATGAGGACATCCGGACGACGGTGTCGTAGGGGAGACGCTTGCCCGAGGAGATGTCCCGAGCCCGTGCCACACCGACGAGGGTGCCGCCTCGATTGAACTCGCGCCGCCACTCCAGAGCTTGATCCGCCTCCGCCTTCATCTCCTCGTTCGGCTCGTAGCCGTCGGGGTTGATCGCCCGGTGTTCGCTACGGTCGGCCACTTACAAGTCCGAGGTGAAGTCGTAGATGTGGAGATCTGTGTCTACGGCGGAGGCGATGGCATAGAGGACGTCTCCGTCGGTTAGCCGGGCGACGAACGCCCCCTCGCCTTTGTGGATGTGGAACCCCTCGCCCGCCACGATTGCCGAGCCCCCGATGTAGATCTCCGCGTTGTCGTGGTTGATCAACGAGAGCTCGTGGGTATGTCCTGGAGCCGCCGTCCCAATGGGAACCGCCACGGTACCAATGGCAAGAGTCCGCGCTAGGAATCGTGGCATCTCTTAGAGCCCCGAGATCTTGCGAGCTTCGGCGGGCTCCATACCCGCGCCGATGAGGGCGGCATAGATGTCCGCCTTCTGTCGGGTTGAGGTGATCAAGGCGTCCGCCTCGTTGAGCGGGAGTCGAAGGTTGCCCGCGCCTGGGTCTTCGACCGGAGTCATGTCCTCGATACGCCTCACCTCGGCGACCGTCTCAAAGCCGGCGGAGAGCCCGATGCGGTGGGCTTCATACCTCTCGCGGAGGTTGCCTCGGACGAGGGCATCCAACGAGAGCTTGACGAACGCCTCCGGGAGCGGGATGAGCGTAGAGAGTGCGCGCTCGATCTTCTCCACGAGAGGGCGGAGGGTGTACGAGACGAACATCGAGTTGAGCTCGGAGACAGAGGCGAAGGACATCGCGCCCGGCGTGGTCATCGCCAAGAGGGCGGGAGGCACTCGGAAGATACGGGCGACCTCGGCCACTCCGAACTCTCGGGAGGCGAGGAGTTGAGCGTCTTCCGGTCGGAAGGAGAGAGCCTTCCACGAAGCTCCGCCCTGGAGGACGCCCACCTTGTGGGCGTTGCCACCGGTATGGGCGGCATCCCACGAGGACTTCAAGTTGGTCATCTGTTCTTTGGTGAGGACGTTCGGGGTCTCAATGATTCCCGACGGCGTGCTCGCGTTGGCGAAGAAGGACGAGGCGGACTCGTCGAGCGTGAGACCAAGACCGAGGGTTCGGCGGAGGCTCTCCAACGGGTTGATCCCGCGCTCGGCTCCAGGCATCTGGATCAACGGGATGTGAAGGATCGCCTCGGGGCCGAACTCTAGCTTGTCCAACTTGGCGTTGGTCTGGACGGTGTAGACGACCCGCCCATTGCGGCGTTCAATGGATACGGCGTTGGGGTTGAGGACACGAATCTCCAAAGGCTCAAGGGTGTCGGGGTCTTTGGGCGCGTAGACGAAGGCGTTCCCATTGAGGTAGAGGGAGACCGTGATCTGTGAGAGCACGTTCTGGATGGAGAGGCTCGGGTCGCCAACGCTCGGAGTAAGGAGCCACACCGGCTTGGCACCGCTCGGGCGGTATGGGCGACGCTGTCCGTTGTCGCGATAGTAGGCGTCCACCGGGAGAGTCGAGACTACGTCGCTCAAGAGGGACACGCAACTCCAGGCGGCCGCTAGTCCGAGGACGCTCTTCTCGTCTACACGAGGAGCTCCGAAGAAGGGCACGCGATCGAAGGCTTGAGGGTTGAGCCCAAGACCACCGAGAACCCGCTCCTCTGGAGACCCTAGAAGTACCCGTCGGATGATGCTCACTTCTTACCTCTTGCGTATCCGGTGGCGATAAGGACGACCCCGATAAGCCCGACGATGATCGCCGGGTGGACGAGATACGCCGCGAACAATACCATCGCAACCCCCGCGAGCTCCAAGATGTTGGACATCATAAGGTCGTGAACTCCACACTCTGGACGGGCTTGTCCGCCTCGCCGGCATAGTAGCGCGCCCGGTCGAGTGCCATCACCGCGCACACCGCGAGGTCGATCTTGCGAGGGCTCCCTCGGTGCTCCTTCACGATGCGCGGCCCGAACCTGTCCGTCTTCACGGCGGAGTTGGCGAGGTGCCGAGTGAGAGCCGCCTCTAGGACGGCATCGCCGCCGTGGTGGATCTCCTCTTGCCCGACCGCCTCGTAGAACTTCTGGCACGCCGCCACCATACGGCTCGGACTCTGTGGGTAGAGCACGACCGGCAAGCCCTCCTTCTCCAAGTTCTCTAGGCTCCGCGCCCAACGGAACCCGTCCGCCGCAAGCTCTTGGACGGCGTAGCCCTTGAGGCGGATGAGATCAAGGATGTCTTGTTCCACCTTGCCGATGTCCACCCTCCACTTGGGGTCGTCGATTGGACGCTCGTAGAGGAGGAGGGGCTCGATGTGCCCGTCGAGCGTGGCGGCCACCACCGCCGTCGAGTCACCGTCAAAGGAGCCGTCGAACGCAAGGACACAGGGCTCGCCTGGTTGGATCTTCCGGTCGGTGGCAAGGCGTTCCCAAGCTCCGGTCGGGAGCCACGAGGTAGCCGTCGAGACCCACCGGTTCAACCTCTTGGTCTGGAAGGAGGAGGGCTCGATCGTCCGCACGGCGGCGGCGAAGTCCTCGGGATCTAAGAAGTCGCCGAAGGCGGGGTTGGCCGCCGCCCACGCCTCGGGAGAATCCCAGGCAAGAGCCTCGGGTGCGTGCCAATACTTGAAGAAGAACGCGGCATCCTTGACCTCACCGGACTCCACCCGAGTCCCGTATTGCCAGAGCTTGTAGGCGAGGGAGTCCTGTCCTCGTGCGTCGGTCTTCGCCCCGGCGGTGGTGATCGCCAAGACGAGGGGCTCCTTCCGGGCACCCGATCCGAGGTTCACCGCGTTCCACAACTTGTCGTCGGGTTGGACATGGAGCTCATCAAAGACCACGAGGCTCGGGTTCGTACCCTCGGCACGAGAGCCGTCCGAGGAGAGCACCCGAAGGACGGAGCCGGTCTCTGGGTACTCGATCACGTCCCGCATGACGTGGAGCTTCTTGGAGAGGACGGGGTCAAGTTCAACCATGCGCGAGCACTCTCGGAAGACGATGCGGGCCTGTTGCCTATCCCCAGCGCACAGGAGCACCTCGGCACCTACCTCTTGGAAGAGACCGAAGAGGGCGATCCCGGCGGCGAGCGTGGACTTGGCGTTCTTGCGTGGGAGCATCACCAAGGCGCGGCGGATCTTCCGTCGCCCGTTCTCGTCTACGGCGAAGATGCCGTCAAGGATCTCTTGTTGCCACGGGCGGAGCTCTATGAGTTGCCCCGCCGAGTCGCCCTTGGATAGACGACAGAAGGACGAGATGAACTCCCCGACGATACCGCCGTCGGTGCTAGGCGCGGCGGGCGGCGCGGATGATCGCGTCAAGTTTCGCGGTCGCTGTGTTCGCTTGTTCGCCAATCTCCGACCTCAATCCTACCCTCGCCGCCGGCGTGAGCCCAAGCTCGCGGGCGTACTTCTTCACCGAGTCGGCGTTGTCTCGGACAATCTGGTGGAGCGGGTTCTTCACGAAGTTCCCGTCCCGACCCTTGAGGAGCGGCCCCGTCTTGGCAAGCATCTCCTCCGCCTCGCGGTATCGAACGAACGCCTCCGAGTATAGGCGGAGGATGTCCTTGTCCGCCAATGTGAGGACACCGGTCGAACCAAGAGCCTGGACAACACGCTCCCAGACAACCCTCGCCTCGGGTCTCATGTCGGCGGGTGCGGTAAGTGGGCCGACCATCGGCGTAGGTTCGCCGTGTCCGATGACGCTCGGGCGCGTCTCGCCGGCGAGGAGCTTGAGTCTCGTGGGCTTGGGTGCGGGGCCGCGTGTTCCCATCGTCTACCTCTTGGGCGTGAACTCATCCCCACAGGATGGGCACTTCACCATCTTGGGCGGAGACGACTCGAACGGAGCCACGGCTCCGAGGATGCCCGCCTCGTCGGCGACCTGTGCGAGGAGTTGTTGGATCGCCGCCTCCCCTGTACCGATCCCATCCAAGAGCTCCTTGAGCCGATCCTTGTCGGCGAAGCCAAGGTCTCCGAGTGGGTCAAAGGTGGCAAGGATGAGACGCTCTTCGTCTAGGGATAGTTCCACATAGGACACAGGGACGAAGGACTCCTCTCGCCCCATCGCGAGTTCAACCCGGAGGTGTCCGTCTACGAGGTGCCCCGTGATGCGGTTCACGATCACCGGGGCGACGAACCCGATCTCGTCCAAGACCGCCGCCAACGCCTCGCGTTGGGCGCGTGGGTGGGCGCGATAGTTCTCTGGATTGGCAAGGAGTTGTTCGGGCGACTCCTCGCCCGTGCCCACGATTCGGTTCTTCCAACTACTCATCGAGCGATCCTACCCCACCGAACCGGAACAACCCACCGAACCCGAAAAACTCCCCCGCCCGTGCGCGGGCTTAGGGGTCGGATGTAGTAGGCATAACCCCTTGAACTTTCCACCCCTACCCCCTTCGCGAGCGTCGTGTCTGGCCGAAGGAGGCATGGCACGGCGCGCACCACACCCGAAGATTGGAGAGGTGGTCGGTGCCACCCAGGGAGCGAGGCGTGATGTGATCCACATGAAGCCGCACGCCCGAGCCGGTAGCACCGCACCGCATACAGAAGGGATACCTCGACCGCATCTCTCGGGAGACCACCGTCCATTGGTAGCCATAGCCAGGGCGACGTCGGGTGTCCTTGAGCTCGTGGGCGGGGCATCGGGTTCCGGTCGATGGCGTGCCGCACTCTAGACACGGGCGTCTCATACAATCCTCCCCATGATTGAGTTGATCGTCCCCCCCGATAAGAGCCCCGAGGCCGTGAAGAAGTGGATGCCGGTCATCGCCTTCACCCGCCGGGTAGCCCGTGCCGAGCGTATCAACCTCAAGGAGATCCGCCTCCACTCACACCCCAAGGGCTCGATCGCGTGCTACGACGCCCAAGCCTCTTGGGAGGATCACTTCGTGGAGTTCTGTGGAGGACAGAACCGAGAGACCGCGCTCCACGAGCTCGCACACCTAGTGGTTGAGGACTACCACTCCAAGGTCTGGGCGACCGCCTTGATGGCTCTCCATCGCGCCTATCTCCCACCGGCTCGGTGCCAGAG